CAGTTACTTGTACCTTAAATGCTGGTTCATTAGTCGATGGCGCTGGTGAAACAGATGATGTAACAGTGGCTGGTGTCGCTTTGGGTGACATGGTTATTGGTGCATCTTTGGGTGTGGATTTGGTTGGTTTGACAGTTACTGGCTATGTCAGTGCCGCCAATACCGTCAAGTTCCGCATTCAAAATGAGTCAGGTTCTACAGCAGACTTGGCATCTGCAACAATGAAAATTGTTGTGGTTCGCATGGTGTAAGGATAGGGGGGCTAGTCCCCCCTTTCTCATTTGAGGGGTTTTATGGCTACTTTTCGCTGTCTTCAATCGGGTAACACTGTGACCTTTACCTTGCCCCATGACATTGCGTCAATGATTGGGCATCAAGGTTATGTAAGGATTGATGAGGCAGAAGTAACCAAAGAATCTGTAGAATCAGAAATTAGAACAGATACCGCCTTTCGTGCGCCTGTTATCCCAACAATCAAGCGTATGGGTAGACCCAGAAAGGTTATAAATGTCTGATATTGACGCAAGAGACTTTGGCAAATTAGAGGCTCAAGTTGAGGCACTCCAAAAGGAGATGCACCAGTTAAGTGCAGATGTAAAAGCCTTACTTGAACTTGCCAACAAAGGCAAAGGTGGTTTTTGGATGGGTATGACCATCGCTTCATTCATGGGCGGTGTGATTACCTTTATTGCTGATCGACTCTGGAAATAAGGAGAACACTATGTATGGCAAGATGACAGACAAGAAAATGAGCAAAGGCAAGACTGAGAAAAAGGGTGTGCCTGTTGCAATCATGGTAGCTGTTGGCAAACCAAAGGGTATGCCTATGCGTGGTAGTCGTACCGCTACAAACATGATGAAAAAATCTAGTCGTGGCAAATGAAAAAGACCAAAGCACAAGCCAAGATCAGCAAGGTCATGCGTGAATTCAAGGCTGGTGAGTTGACTTCCAACAAAAAGGTTGTCAAGAATCCCAAGCAAGCAATGGCTATTGCGCTAAGTCAAGCTGGCAAAGCAAAGAAATGAAGACCAAATCCAAGGTCAACCAAGCAGGTGTCTACACCAAACCTACCATGCGTAAGGCTTTGTTTGAGAAGATCAAGGCTGGTTCTGCTGGTGGTGACGCTGGTGAGTGGAGTGCGAGAAAGGCACAGATGCTTGCCAAGGAATATAAAGCCAAGGGCGGGGGGTACAAGACATGAGCAAGACTGCAACGCACTATTTGCCTGATGGCAAGGTCTACAAGGGCAAGGTTCATAAAACTGGTGGTGTTTTGATGTCTGGTGCAAAGCACACCCCTGAGAGTAAGAAATTGACTCATACGCCACCCAAGAAGGGTAAGAAGTGAAAGACCCTCAGCAGTCTCTAAAGGATTGGGGTAAGCAGAAGTGGCGTACCAAGTCAGGCAAACCATCGTCTGAGACTGGTGAGAGGTATTTGCCCGAGGCGGCAATCAAGTCTTTGAGTTCTGCTGAGTATGCGGCAACCACCAAGGCAAAGCGCAAGGGTACTGCGGCTGGCAAACAGTTTGTCAAGCAACCTAAAACCATTGCAAAGAAGACGGCAAGATTCAGATGAGGTAAAAAGATGAAGACACCTACTTGGCAAACAAAAGCTGGACAAAATCCCAAAGGGGGGTTGAATGCCAAGGGGAGAGCGTCTTATAATGCACAAACTGGTGGTAATCTGAAAGCACCAGTTAAGTCGGGGGATAACCCTCGCAGAGCAAGTTTCTTGGCTCGTATGGCTGGCAATGATGGTGCTGAATACGACAAGAAAGGTGAACCGACTCGATTGCTTCTTTCGTTAAAGGCTTGGGGGGCTTCCTCAAAAGCTGACGCAAAGGCAAAAGCTAGAGCAATTTCCGAAAGGAATAAGGCGAAGGCAAAATGAGAGCATTATCGGTTGGAGTTAGTCCCACAGCGGCAGTTGATACGACAGTCTACACCTGTCCAACGGGCTATTACGCCAAATTTACCGTGATGTACATCCACAATACTGGTGCATCTACTAAGCATATAACTGTTCAGTGGTTTGACGCAAGTGCTAATGCCACGCTAGATATTTTGACCCAATACTCTTTTACAGCAAAAACCTATCTTCAGTTTGATGGTGGCGCATACATTGTTTTTGAAGAAGGTGACAAACTCAAAATCACAACTGAATCTGGTTCATCATTTAGCTTTATTGCCACATTTGAACAAATAGGATTGACAAGACAATGACCTACCTAGAACTCATCAACGATGTATTGATTCGGTTGCGTGAAACAACTGTATCAACAAATGCCGAAACAACTTACTCAACTTTGATTGGCAAGTTTGTCAATGATGCCAAGCGTCAAGTTGAAGATGCGTTTGCTTGGAATGTTTTGGGTCAGACAATTACTGTGACTACTGTTGCGAGTACACCGTCATATTCTTTGACAGGTGCTGGTCAAAAGTTTCAGATTCAAGATGCCATCAATGTCACAAGTAATGTTGGCATGATGAACATTAGCTTTGTGGACATGAACCGCAAACAAAACTTCTTGCCTTTGGTCAACGCTATTCCAACTGAATTCACCTTTGATGGTGTAGATGGTAATGGAGATACAAAGGTCAGTTTGTTTCCAATACCAGATGGTGTTTACTCAATCAAGTTTGCATTGACAGTGCCTCAAGCCACACTCTCTGCTGATGGTACAAGTGTTCTTGTTCCTGATGTGTTGGTGGCTCAAAATGCTTATGCAAGGGCATTGGTTGAGCGTGGTGAGGATGGTGGTTTGTCTTCATCTGAAGCGTACTTGTTGTACAAGTCAATGCTCTCTGACCACATTGCTTTAGAAGGCACTCGCTACCCAGACACAGGGGAGTTTGTTGCGATATGAGCCAACAGATTCAAGCCTACAGCATCTCCGCCCCCGGCTTTTATGGGTTGAACACTCAAGACTCGCCTCTTGATTTGAATGCTGGCTTTGCCTTGGTTGCGACAAACTGCATCATTGACCAGTATGGTCGTATTGGTTCACGACAAGGTTGGTCAAGGGTAAATGCTTCTTCAGGAAACCTTGGTGCAAATGATGTCAAGGTCATCCATGAGTTAGTGCAAGAAGATGGCACATTGACTGTTCTTTTCACTGGCAACAACAAGCTGTTTAAACTTGATGGGTCAAATGCTGTTGTGGAATTGACCTATGGGGGGGGTGGTACTGCACCAACCATTACCGCAAGCAATTGGCAATGTGCCTCTTTAAATCAGATCACTTATTTCTTTCAGTCAGGCTTTAACGCACTGATCTATGACCCTGCTGTATCTACAACGACATACCGTAGGGTGTCAGAGAAGACAGGGTATGTGGCAACAGTGCCTGATGCAGACATTGTGATTTCAGCATTTGGTCGTTTGTGGGTTGCTAATACAACTACAAATAACTCAACTGTTTACTTCAGTGACTTGATTGCTGGTCATGTTTGGTCAACAGGGACTGCTGGTTCTTTGGATGTATCAAGGGTGTGGGTAAATGGTTCAGACCAGATCACTGGTTTGGCGGCACACAATGGTTTCTTGTTCATTTTTGGTAAGCGTCAAATCTTGGTGTATGCCAATGCCACTACCCCTGCAACCATGCAGTTGAGCGACACTGTAGAGGGTATTGGTTGCATTGCCAGAGACAGTATTCAAACCACTAGCACTGATGTGTTGTTCTTATCAAACTCTGGTGTCAGATCGTTGATGAGAACGATTCAAGAGAAGTCTGCGCCTGAGAGAGACTTGTCTAAGAACATTCGCAACGACTTGATGGGTACGGTAGCTGGCGAGACAATGGCAAACATTAAGTCTGTTTACAGTGAGAAACAGGCGTTTTATTTGTTGGTGACTCCAAGCATTGACACTACTTGGGTGTTTGATACCAAGGCTTATTTGCCTGATGGTGCGGCTAGAGTAACGGTTTGGGATTCAATCACGCCTACAGCCTTGTTGTCTAAGCGTGATGGTAGTTTGTTGTTGGGTCAGAATGGTTATGTGGCTTTGTACAACACTTACCAAGACCACACCGATTCCTATCGGATGCTGTACTACACGAATCATGCTGATCTTGGCAATCAGAATGTGACTTCAATCTTGAAGAAGTTGTCTACAGTTGTGATTGGTGGCACAAACCAAACAGTGACATTCAAGTGGGGTTTTGACTTCAAAACTAACTACTTGTCTGACA